TTATTTCCAGGTACCGTAAGTATTGCTTGTTCCTTTGATTTTATGCGGTATCGTGATTTTCTGCCTGTAGCCTCCCGTCCCGAAGGTGGTCGTAACCTCCTCGACGATGTAGGTGCCGTTCTTGGCCGGGTTACGGTCGTCGATGAGCTCCACCTGGCAAGCCGGATATAACCCGAAATCCCCGAAAAGCGTCACCGAACCGCTGATGCCGTTCAGGTTGTAGCTGCGGAAGTATTCGATGGCCTCCTCGACGAGCTTGTCGGAGTTGATTTTCATGTTCGGCGACATGTAGGGCACGATGGTGTAGGTCGAAAGGTCGGCTTTCGTGCGGGTCTGCGCACCGCTGGCCGTGGTGTTGCCCGTGACCTTGTGTGTCTTTTTGCTGATTTGCGTGGCGTTCACGGTCTGAAACTCCTTGCTGTTGGGGTTGTTCGGATCGTAGTCGGGATTCAGGCGCACCGTCACTTCGAAGAATTTTTCGTCCGAGCCCAACGCCTTGGCCTGTACGGCAAGGAATTTCGGGTCGGTCTTGAGCACTTTCAGATCCGACGAGGCCACGTGCGTGTCGAAGCGGATGCGGAAGGGACCGGACGATGTGTCTTCCGGAAACCGGGGCTGGCTCTTGGCCGATGAATACGGGCGGCCGATGGCGATGGCAGGCATCCGGTCGGGACTGTTCTCGTCGTATTTCAGAAAGCAGTAAATGCGGTAACGGCTCCACGCCGAGAGAATGTCGGCCACGGTGAAATTGTCGGTGATTTTGATTTTCCCGATCTGGATGTCGAACCGCTTGGTCTCGGAGTGCAGCTTGAACCCGGTATCTTTCAGAATGTTGTATTTGCCTTCCATCACGTCGTTCACGCTCGTGCCCGATACCGGCGTCTCGAACTTGGGCGCCTGTTTCAGCTTGAGCTTGTAGGCCATGTTTTCGCATTTCAGCTCGAAGCTGCTCTCGGTGTTATAGCCGGTAATGTATCCGTCGAACATCGTGCGCAACATCCCGTTATACCCCAAGCGGATGCGCACCCGTTGCCCGATTTTGAAGGTCGTGGCGTCCATCGCTGAGTAACTGGAACGTTTCTCGATGACCACGCCGTCCTGCATGACCTCGGTGGTTATCCTGCTGGCATCCTTGCCTTCGAGGGTGGCAGTACCGACGATGGTGGAACGGAAAACGGTCCCTTTGGGAAAGCGGATGGTCGCCGTTCCGATGAGCTTCTTGTAGGTTTCGACGATTTCGACCTCCTGCACCTCCGTGAGTGTGACAGGGTTCTGTATCGCCATCGGGTTCCCCGGGTCAGGATCGCCGACGGTAATCCGGCAGCATAGTATATCGAGCGGTGCTACAGCCATAGGTTGTTCAGTTTTAGTATGGAGGTCGGGTCGATGACGTCGGTGCCGAACCGTACCCATTTGATCCATTTGTTCGTATGTTCGATAGCTTCGTCCACGACCTCCGCATCTTTGGAAATCAGCTCTACCGCCTCGGACGGCTCGACAGCCACACACTGTAAGGTATAGGGTTGAACGTTCCTGTACTCGGCAGGCGGAAGCGAGTAACCTAAAATGATAAGCTGCGAGATTTTCAACTGCCGCAGGATGGTGTTATCGCAGTCGATGACACCTTTGTACCGGACGATTTTTAGGAATTTCGACAGCTCGGCTTCCGGGTACACGTCGGGATATTTGCTGGTTATCCGACCGTTTACGGTAAATTCCAGATCGCCGCCCGAAATAAACTCTTTTCGGGTATAGTCGCGACCCTGCACCGTGGTCAGCACGATGTTGTTTTTCGAGGATAACTGTACCTGCGGCCCCAAATCGACGAAGGTGATCAGCCCGTATTTGCTGTTGGGCTCCACCTTGCCGCTTTCCTTGTCGTAGTAGGTTCCCTCGCCGCTGATTTTCAATTCGATGTAGTCTGCCACCGTGCGGCCCACGATGCTGTCGGTGTAGTTCTTCTTCTCGGCGACAGCCTGCTGTTCCTTGATGAGCTGGTAGTATTGTCCCGATTTGTTGACGATGGCACTCTGCGACTGGGTTTCGAGGTATTTGTCCCGCTCTTTCTGTTCCCAGTATTTGATGTAGCGGGGATAAGAGCGGAGCATGCCGTAGGCCGTCTGGCAGGCGAACTGGATGACGGCACGTTTCAGGATGTCGCTGTTTTTGGAGAAGTAATGCACGGCACCGTCCTGAAACTCCGCGAGTCCCAGACCGATGGCGCGGCGGGCGGCATCGCTGATGTAGCCGCCCAGTCCACCGTGCGAAAGGATGCCCCCGCTCAGAAGCGTCGAAGCACCGATATTGAGCAATCTGCTGCCGAATAGGTTCTTCATGTCGTTGTCTTTTCGTTAATTAACCGTTCCACGAGGCGTCGAAGTCATGCACCACGTCGATCAGCGCCTGCGCCATCTGTTCCTTGAAGTGCTGGATTTCGGCGGTCTGGCCTTCGGGCGATTTCAACAGGTCGATGGTCTCCACGCTCATCAGGTTGGTGATGTTGACGATGACCTGCTTGGGAGCCGCCGAAGACAGACGTCCCGTACCGGAGTAGTTGCCGCCCGCACCGCCGTCGTCATCCCCGGAAACACCCGTGATGCGGTTGGCATTGAACGGGGAGGTGTCGTTCGAGTCCGGCTCGTTGGCGTAGAGCGCAGCCGAGAAGCCGGCCTTGCGGAGAATGTTTTCCGCCGCCTCCGAGGAACCGCCGAACACCTGGCGCAGGGTGCCGGAAAGGTTTACCAACAGGTGGTGCACGCGCTGCCGGCCGGCCAGCATCTCCTGCCGCTCCTTGTCGGTAGCCTGCGCGTTAAGTGCCTTCTGCACCCACAGCCCGTCTTTATTCTGCGTAAAGCCGCCGCGGGTCAGTTCGCCGTAGTCGAATCCCGATTTCTCGATTAGGGCACGGGCGCCCGCCATGCTCTCGATGGCATCGAGGTAGCCTTGCGCCGCCGTGGCGATGTGTTTCACGGTGGTGCTGTTCTGGTAGGCAGCATAGGTGGGCGTATAGGCCGCAGCTACCTCCGGCAGGTCACCGAGAGCGTTGCTGTAGGTAACTTTGCCGTCACGCTCGAACCAGAAAGGTTTGTCCAGTCCGAGTTTCTTTGCGGCTTCGGCCGCCGTCACCGCCTGCTGTCCGTATTTGAGGGCGATGTTCTCGATAAAGGCACGGACCTCCAGCGGATCGGACATCTTGCCGAACTCGGCGTAGGCGGCATTTAGGCGCGACTGGCTGTCACGGCGGGCAATGGCTGTAATAGCCTCCCGACTGTCGTCCTGACGGGCATCTTCCGGACTGTACACGTCGTTAATCGTAATCATTCCTTCCGATGCACCGACAGCGAAACTCCCGGCCATACCGGCCCACCAATTTTTGGTAAAGGCTCCGATTTTGTGCCCGCTGCTCTCCTCGATGGTCTTGCCGGTAGTCAGGTCGTCCACCGCCTTTTTGGTGTCGATGGCTTGCTGGTAGGTTTTGTGCAAGGCGGCATACAAGTCTTCGATAACCGGATAGCGGTATTTCTCGTTGGCGGTAATGTCTTCCAGCACGGCGTCCTTGGCTTTCTTGATCTGCCATGTCTTGTAGGCGACCCAGCCCAACGCTCCAACCAATGCGGCGATACCGGCCGTTGCGGCTACGGCGGTCGTGCCGATAGCGCTCAGGGAACCTGCGGCACCGACCAGACCACCGCCCGTAGCGACCTGCGAGGAGAACAGCGAGGAGAATCCGGCACGGGCGGCGAAGGAACCTGCACCACCTTGCAGCAAAGCACGGCCCATCGCACCCTTACCGCTGACGCCGGCAGCCTGCAAGGCCGTGACAAGGGCCCGTTTGTTGGCGAAAGAGAGGGCTTTGATTCCTCGGGCACTGGTCAGGCCGGTCAGGCCGGAAACCAGCTCGACGATGGAGTTGCCTGCGGCCTGTTTGCCGATAAAGCCGACCGCAACGCCGACATTGGTCAGGGCTCCGGCGAGTTTGAACAGCCGCGTGGCGACAAAGCCCGTGAACAGAAGCGGCTCGATCCAGTAAAAGTTACGGGTCATCCACGAAGCGAAGTTGCCCAGCACGGAAAGCAGACTCATGACGCCCTGCCCGATAGAGGCGAGCCCTCGGGCGAACTCGCGGGAATTGAACTTGGCAAGGAACTCTTTCAGCGTACTCCGGATGACCGGCTCGACGAGTTCGTACCCTTGCATGAAGGATTCCGTGAGCTGGGAGGTCATCTGGTACCACAAACCTTTGGTCGTGTCCTGCTTCACCTGCGCCAGCTCGGAGGAGATGCCCTGCGACGCCCGGTTCTGGGAAGCGAGCGTCCGAAGCTGCCCGTAGTTGCTGACGAACATCATGGCGGCATTGCCTCCGATCTTGCCGAAGATGGTCTGCATGTCGGCCATCGTCGCCCCTTTCTTGTTCAGGTCCTCGAAGATGTCGGCCAACGGGCGCAGCTTTTCCACCTGTTTGCCGTAGATATCCTCCATGCGTGTGAACTTCACACCTAAACGGTCCAATGCCTCCCGTGCCTCTTTGGTGGGCTTGGCGAAGCGGGTGGCCATAGCTCGCAACGCCGTACCGGCCATAGTGCCCTTGATACCCATATTGCCGAGCACGCCGATGGCTGCGGACGCCTCCGTGAAATCGACTCCCGACAGACGCAGGTAACCGGCAGCCATCTTGAAGGACTCGGCCATCTCGATGATGTTCACGTTGGAACGCGAGACGGTAGAGGCCAGGATGTCAGCCACCGAGCCCATGCTGGTGTTCTTGATGTTGTAGCCGGTCTGGATGTTGGTGGCGAGGTCGGCAATCTGCGAGATGTCGTTGTCCCCGATAAGCGCAAGGTTCGTAATCGGACGGATCGATTCGTTGATGGTCTCGATACCCATACCGGCCATGCTGAGGAATTTCACCGCACCCGCCACCTCGATGGCCGTGAACTTGGTCTCGACACCGATGCGGCGCACGTACCGGGCCATCCGGTCGAAACGCCCCTCGAAGGTCGCCAGATCGGAATCGGCAACCCGGAGAATCGAGTGTGCCGACTGCATAATGTTGGAATACTCGACGGCTTCCGTGAACTGCGTGCGCAGGAAATTATAGGCCATATAGGCGTTGAGCATGCCGGCCATCGGGAGGTTCCGCCACGACGGAGCTTTGGAATACTGGATACGGTTGATAGCCGCACGCCGTTTGCTGCCATACACGGAATCCTCGAAAGCTGCCTGACGACGCATGGAGGTCACCGCACGGGCTGCGTTGCGCCGCCGCAGGGTTTCCTCTGCCTGACGGCGTCGCTTCTCCGCATTGAGTTCCTCACGGCGGGTTCGCTCGGCAATTTTGCGCAACTCCCGGTCGGCACGCGCACGTTCGCTTTCACGTAAGCGTGCGGCGCGCTCTGCTGCACGGATCTCCGACATCTGGCGGAAGGTATCTACTTGCAAGGCTGCTTTCTCACGGGCCTGCTGCATGCGCTGGCGGTTCATGGCCTCGTCCGCATAGAGACGTTTGTTCAATCCCGCCTGCTCTTTATCGGAAAGTACGGCCGCTGCGACCGGGGCATACGGAGGCCGCACGATGGGACCGACAGGGACAGAGGTGGCGGGCGCTGCCGTATTCAGGTGCAGCGTCATGGTGGCAGCACCCCGAATGTTACCCAAAAGCGAGAGAATCTCCTGCAAGCGTACACGGGCTGTGTCGGTCCTGATGTTTACCTCACGCCCTTTCTCTAAATGAGCGAGAGCCGAGTTGATCTTGCCGATGGAACGGGTAACCGTTCGCTGGGTGTCCATGACACTCTTGACTGCCGAAGCGGCATTCCGTTTCGCTTCGGCCTGCTGTTCGTCCAATTTTTTCTTGCCGACCAGCTTGCCCATCTGGTTACGGAGCGCACGGCCGTCGATTTTCTCACCGGGATTGATGGTCAGCTTGATGCCCTGCGCCAGCTCTTTGATTTCGGTCAGCAGGTTCTTGACACCTTCCAGCCGCTTCTCCGTCTCGCCGGTCCGGATTTCCAGATCGAAGTTGAAATCCCTTTTTTTGCCGTTCTTCCCCCGGAAGGTCTTTTCCACGGCCTGCATCATCTCGTTGATGTTGGTCACGACCGGCGCAAAACTTATCCGGCCCTTGCTCAGCTTCTCGACGGCATTGGCAAAGGCGGTGACCTGCTCGGTTCCTTCCGTGGCATTGACCTTTATATCGTAATAGACTTCGTAATTCTGCGTTTGAGCCATGAATAGCGTGTTTACATCCGTTGAAAGAATAGCCCTTTTCAGGTGCCGGGGACTGAAAAGGAAAGCCCCGCAGTCACAAGGGCTGCGAGGCTTCGGGAAGCGCGGATCAGGGAGACGGCGGTTGCAGGGTCAGACGGGAGACGAGCACCTGCTGGTGAAGCCACAACGCCTCCTCGGAAAGCATGGCGAACTCCTCGTCCGTGATGCTGTCGAGATGGACACCCGGGAAGTAGTGGCGGATATAGATCAGCCGCTGACGAATCCGCTGGTCGTCACGTACCGCCCAGGTGTCTATCAGTTTACCAGCAGGCTCTGACGGGTGGTGATGATCTCCGAAAGCTGCGACATCAGACCGAAGAGGAACAGCGATTCGTTATCCACTAATTCCTTGTCACCGTCGAGGAAGCAGTCGCGGGCGAGCTGACGCATGGCATTCACCTCGTCCTTCTTCGATGCCGCCATGAACTTCGAGAACTGCGGGAAAGTCGGCTCACCCATGTAGGCGACGTAGAACTCCTTCTCGCCGCAATCCGTATCGCCGAACACAACCATCGGATAGACCTTGCGGACTTTCTTCTCGGCCTTCAGCGCGGCCGCTTTCTCCTTAATCTGAGCTTCCTGCTCCAGCGTAAGATTCTTATCTTCCATTTCTGCGTGATATTTGGTTACAAAAAGGAATAGTCGATTTTTGCCAAAGATGGTTAAAATGCAAGAGGTATATAATGCATAAGTCCAATTCTGTTACATTGAAAGCAGAGTTATACCCCTATTTTATTACAAAAACAACAACCTTTTGCTCCTATTTTGTGCTTTTATGATTATCTTTGCACACATAAACACTTGAAGATATGTTTGAAAGAAACGCCTTAATAGAATTAAGACAGTGGGCTGCTCGGCCCGGTCACAAGCCAATGGTACTCAGAGGTGCCCGTCAGGTTGGAAAAACTACGCTCGTAGATCAGTTTGCCGCAGAATACGATGTATATCTGAAACTCAATCTTGAAAAAAATACGGATAGACAATTGTTCGAATCAGGAATGTCTATGGATGAGTTGATAACAACCATTTATCTGCTCAATAATCAAGAGCGGAAGGCAGCTCCAACACTCCTCTTTATCGATGAAATTCAGAACTCACCACAAGCAGTTGCTATGCTGCGTTACTTTTACGAAGAAGTTTCCGGTATTGATGTTATTGCAGCGGGGTCCTTGCTGGAAAATCTCATTGACAAGCACATCACATTTCCTGTAGGACGAGTTGAATATATGGCTGTTCGTCCTTGTTCTTTCAATGAATTTCTCGGAGCTATTGGAGAAAACGGCTTGAAAACGGCACAACAATGCGCTGCTGTACCAGCCCCTCTCCACGATAAGGTGATGCGCCTATTCAATACCTATACTTTGATTGGTGGAATGCCTGAAGTGGTAAACAACTATACAGAACATCAGGATATAATTTCATTGAAGTATATTTATGAAACATTGCTGACCGGATACCGAGACGACGTTGAAAAATATTCTGCAACAGAGACCATGAGAAACGTTATCCGCCATATTCTAAATGCAGGCTGGATATACGCAGCACAGCGTATTACATTTGAAAAATTCGGGAACTCGCTATACCGCTCTCGCGAAATGAGCGAAGCATTCAGAACGCTGGAAAAAACGATGTTACTCGAATTGGTTTATCCCATGACCTCGGTCGTAGTTCCTTTGGCTCCGGAGCCGAAACGCTCCCCGAAATTGCTATGGCTGGATACCGGATTAGTCAATTATGCCGGAGGAATTCAAAAAGAATTGGTGAATATACCAGATATAAGCGATGCTTGGACGGGACACATCGCAGAGCAAATCATCGGACAGGAATTATTGAGTACTGATAATATGTTTTCCCATAAACGCTATTTTTGGGTAAACGGGACGGGATCGGAAGCCGAGATCGATTTTGTAATACAGTACGATGGAAAGATTATTCCTATCGAAGTAAAATCCGGACACAACTCACGTCTACGGTCGTTGCACCAATTCATGGAAAAAGCACCGCACGACATGGCAGTACGATTCTGGGGAAATCCATTTTCTATTGACGAAGTTATTACACCGAAAGGTAAACGGTTTCGGCTTTTTAATCTTCCGTACTATTACGCTGGGCAGATAAATGAAGTTTTACAAAAAAATATATGATATGAAAACATTGCAAGAATATTACGCAATAATAGACAGTAGTGAATTTGATGGGTTGACAGACGAATCTGTCATCGGATTGTTACCAAAATTATCCCCAGATGATGCGGATTTCAAAAACACTGTTTTGGAAAATACCGCTTTTCTGATCCGTAAATCATTGAATATTCAAGAAGATCCAGAAAATAGGACAGTAAGAGGCTTGTCATGGAGATATCAAGGCAAAAATGTAGATGAACAGGGAAATGAAACAAATTTCTATGTTCCGGATGTGATGGCATTGACTCAGCAGGATTATGAGTATTTTGAGCAGCGTTTCATGACGTGTTCAGGATTGTTTCCTAAGACCGAGTATGGATTACTTGTCTATTTCGGCCAAAAAACGCCATACTCGAAACGTAACGAATTTAAGAAAGAGTTGGCTGATAAATTAATGGCACTGGCTCGAATCTATTGGGGCAAGGCTTTGCAGGGAGGCGAACGAAATTACAATTTCCAGACTTACTTTCCTATATTGCGGACTGCTTTTGCTATTTATCAGGGAGCCAAACTCACAACTGATAGAGATACCGTGTGCCAAGAAATTATACAGCATCATGCTGATTGGGATATCACGCGTAAAGATACATTACGGGGTATCCTTGATTTTACAAGTTTAATGGCTGAATATTTTCCGGTTTTTAAGACTAAAATTGATTTTGAAAATATCATAACCAAAAATTTAACGGCTGCACGGGAAATCGAAAAGTCATATACATGGGGAGCGATATATATAGTAGATAGCTGTATAGGAATTCGCCAGAAATTGAATGCGGATTCCAAAGACTTATTAAGATATAAAGCTAAATTATTTGAAAAAATGGTATCCGAGCGTTCGGAGAGTTTCGTCCGGTTACAATTCATTGAAACGGCTTTACGCATATATCAAAGTTTGGATGATACTGCAAAAATAGAAGAATTGGAAGCAGCTTATACGGCTACACGAGCAACGATTGAGATGGATCATGAAAAACTCTTTGAATATCCGGATGAGTATGTTCAACAAAGGACTCGCATAATACAAGAATTAGTTCAGGAGGCCGATGATGTGACCATAACAACCAATATCGCAACTAATGTTTGGTTCAGTAGTATTGAGGATATCCGGCAAATGGCAAACAATATTGAACAACAAAGCCTGCTTGCGACAATGGCTACCACCAAAATACTGGATAAATACGGTAATACGATAGATAATTGTACCTCTGAAGAAGAAATACAGGAGATGCACTTTTGGGAGAGTTTTGGTTTCTCCTTTCAAGTCGGTGTTGCATCATTACATGAATACATCATTGAAGCCTACAAAGCTGGAAAATTTACCTATGCGAACCTATTATCTTATTTAGAGTCTACATGGTACAATGAACCGATAATTCACACATACCATGGAAAAGATTTTGAACTCCGTATTTTGGATGTACTGAAACCAGGGTTGAAAAAATGCTTTGAGGAACTGGATTACGCTTTTAGAGACTTAGAAAACAATCATTATGATTATGTGATTGTTGTAGACACTCTTACGCTTAAAATAGAAACAATTCTACGATTTATGTGTGAAAAATTAGGCATTGCTACATTCAAGACAAGGAATAAGGGAGGTGAAAAGCTTGTTATGGAAAAACTATTGGATGACATGTTGAGTGACTTGCAGGATACCCCGCAAATACCGACAGGATTCAGTGAAGCGGATCGTTTAATGCTTAAATATACACTTACACCTAAAGGTCATAACCTTCGGAACAGAGTCGCTCATGGACTTATGGATCTGTGGGAGTATTCATTTGCCGATGTCGTTATTTTATTGTACTTGATTATCAAATTAAGCACATACAAATTTACTTCTAATATAAACTAACATACAACTTGAAAATAGCCAGGAATAGTCCTGGCTATTTCCCATTTCTATAATAGTCTCTTATTTGTTCTTCCAATACATTACGAGCAATAGCTCCAACCGTCCCGTCGGCACAGGCAGAATCATCCACAACAGTACATCTTCTTGTCGAGGAGTTGAACAAATACATATAACTGTCAGCACAAAAGCCATCATTTAACAATCAACTTATTATCAATAAATTTGCATCATTATCATGGCTTGTGATAATGATGCAATGTTTTTGAAATGAAGATCTTCGGAAGAAATGATGTCGTACAAACGTACCGCACTTTTGAAAATTTGTGGTGAGTTTGTACAGCTCCCAGATAAAAATGAAACATAGTCATTATTTTAATAAAATGGTTGAAATCGAAAAATATCGCCGCTGTATGCAGGAATTTTACACACAGCGACGATATGATTAGATTTTTACCAATTTACCTTCGATGCCGCAGCGTTCCAGCACTGCGGTATTTTCTTTGTCGAAAGCAATCAGGCAGGACGGAGCGCCTGCCGTGCCTCCCGGCTCACCCGTAACGTGATAGAAACTCAGCCGTCCTTTTATAAACAAGATGGAATCCGCATTCGGGAATACCAGCTCGTGGAATAACCTTGTGTCTGTTCGCGCAAAAGTCAAAGCAATGACATTGCGGTGTTCCACGCAACGCCTGATAAACTGTACGATGAGTGCCGTGTCATACGGAGGGTTGCAGAACACACGCCCGAACCATTGCTGTTTGAGCCCGTCATCTTCGATGGTATAATGGTGAGCCGCTGTATTCCACGGTCGGTTCACGGGAGCGCAGGGGTCCAAATCGAACGGCCCCAACCGCCGCAGAATATATGGCGGTGTGAGCCATTCGTTTTTCCCTGTCGAGGATTTTCCTTCAAAGGTTACATCCATAGCTTCCCCTAAATGGTATCCCCGTCCCCGATCTGAATATCGAAGGGATTGAGGTCGAACTCGTGCGTGATGTTGGTGTCGTCCTGCTGGCTCTCCATGCCGTCCTCGCTGAAGATACAGCCTTTCAGCGTGACGGTGGTGGTCGTCCAGTCGTCGCTGGCCATCGGGTTGGCAAACGAGATGATCAGGTCGAACTCTCCGATGTCCATCAGACTGCCGTAGGTCGAGCGCAGGGTCTGCTGCGTGGCATAGTCCATCGTGATGCTCGCCGTGTAGGAGATGTTTCCAAAACCACGGCTGACGGGTTTTCCGCCCAGACCGTAGTTGGGCTCGATTTTGCGTTTCTTGCTCCATTTGATACCCGAAACGCCTTCGAGCACGGTGGAGCCTTCCTCGATTCCCAGAGCCGTACTGGCTAAGGTAATCATAGACCAGGAATATGCGACGTTGTTTATGATTGCCATGTTTATATCTATTTAGCGGTTAGTGACAAGCCTTCCTCGACATAGATTTTCACGGCCACGCCGACGGGTACGATGACATAACTGATGCGCAGCGTATCGTCCACCAGTACGTTCTGGTTGGGGTCGATGGTCACGGCATAGCCGCTGATCTCCTGCGCGGCCTGCATCTTGGCCAGTATATCACCTATCAGGGTCTTGAAGGCCGTAATCTTTGAGGGTGCGAGAAAGCCCGTTGCCGGGTTCACCATCAGAGGGCTGTGCAGATACGGCAGCAAGGCTTCGCGCACGGCACGGCGGCTCTTGTTGATGGTGCGGTTGCGGGCGATGGTGCGGTAATCTCCGTTGGAGCAGGTCTGGTCTTTGGAGATGTAGATGCCGTTCTCCCGACCCGAATACTTGATGGGGAAAATGTATCCCTTGTCATCCAGTTCGTCCAGCAACACCGGCGAGAGGGATTCGTACAGGTTGGTCGATACGAACTCGTCCTCGGCATCGAGTGTGAGGTCTCCGAAGCCGAGCTCGATCTGCTGGAAGTCATCGGCAAAGAGGTTGAACTGACGTACCCAGGCGATGGACTCGTGAACGCTCGCCTTGGCAAGGGCACCCATGACAGCACCCAGAAAACCGACCGGGGTATGGTTCGGGTTGCGGTACTGGATCATCGCGTTCTGGTCGTTTCGTGCCTGGCCGAAGATGACGCTTGTACGGGACGATTCGCAGATAGCCGACGGGATGCGGTTCAGGTCGATGACCTTCGCCTCTTCCGTGTCTCCGCCCGTGTTGGCAGGGTTGGCACACAGCACCACTGACAGGGGCTGGTTCAGCTCGGCCAAAGCCACCGCCTTGTCGTTGATGCCTTTGACGAGGTTCAGGTTGTATTTCTCCTGCTCGCCGTTGAGTTTCCACAGCGGCTGTTCTGTCCAGATACCCACCTGCGAGATGAGCCCGTCAGCGGCACGTTGCATCACGTCAAGGGCGTCCCAGTTCTCGGAGCAATCCGCGAACATGACGTACAGCCGGCCCGGTCCGTCAATGTTGCCGCTCATGCGGAAGAACTCTCGGATGTGATAGGCCGGAATGCCGAACAGGAAGTTTTCGTTCGTCTCTTCGTCAAGATCGCACGCGACACGCTCCTTGATGCCGAAGTCCTGCACGGAGGATTTGCGGCTGGTGATGCAGATGACATCACCCAGTGCCACGTTCGCCTCGTTGCTTTTCCCGTAGCCGGCGGTAAAAAGGTCGGGCTGCCCCGATACGTCGAACAGCAGGCCCGTGATTTTCTCGTTGCTTGCGGATGCGGCATACGGTAGATTGCCGTCCACATCCTTGATGATTACATTGCCTAATGCCATATCGCCTGCGTGTTATGATTTGTAATAGGGATTCTTGTAGAGGATGGCCTTGCCCCGGATGGCCGGAGCGGTCTGCGGCGTGTACATGCTGCCGTCGGCATCGATGTAGAGTTCCTTGTAGTCAGGGAACTTTCCGAGGATGGCCAACGCCGCAGCAGGAATCTCGGCCGCCGCTTTGGGTGCCTGTTCTTTCTTCGGGGATTTCTCGGTCGCCGTATTTTTCTCTTCGGTCGCTGCCGTAGGTACTGCTACTGCCGCATCCGGCTGGGCGGTATCTGTTTCGGGAATGGTCGTTTGAGTCTTTGCCATAGATATTTCGGTATGAAAAAGGGGGATGGAGTATGGTGTCCATCCCCCGCACGTTGATATTCGGTGATTCGGTAAAGGGTTATGCCGTTTTGGTGTAGGCCGTATGGACGACGATCTCGGCAGGCTTGACGATGTTCACGTCCATCTTCATGCGCATCTGGAAGAAGAAGAGCTCCGAGTTGGATTGCAGGCGGTCCACCTTCAGGACCTCGGCGTCGTTGGCGTAATCTACGCCCATCCACAGGTTGGAGTCCATGCCCGACGTGAAGTTGCCCATGACGATGGTATGCTCCGGCACGCCCGTAATCGGGATGATACGCTTGCCCTTGAAGCGGTAGCGGTTCACCTCGCTGTTTTCGGAGTATTTCACCATCTTGTCGGTGATATACTGGTCATAGGCGTCCCACGCTTCCCAGCCCATGACGATGCTCAGGCCAGAGCGCTTGCGGATTTGTTTGGGGCATTTCCGCCACATCGAGTAGAGGGCCGCCTCGACCGCAGCGCCGTCCTTGAGCTCGGTCGTACCGGAGACGATGCACTGGCCGCCTGCAATGGTCTGGGCATCGGTGGCGTTCACGTTGTCGATGATACGCTTGATTACCCCGTCGAAGTATTTCTCCTTACCGGCTCCGATCTGCACGGCACCGGCGGGGGCCGTGATGCCTGCGGCGGCCGCACCGCCCTTGGCCGAAGTCCAGATGGCATTGCCGATGAACTCGTTTTTCTTGTCCATCAGAAGGCGCAGCATCGTGGCCTGCAACTTGGGGTCGAGCTCGCGGAAGACGAGGTTGCCCGTCGGCTGTGCGAATTTCCAGTACGCCTCGAAATCGCGCGGATTGAATTCGAGGTAAATCATGAACTCGGCGGGTTCGAGGTGGCGTTCCGTGAACTGGTATTCGTTCTCGCCGTTCTCACCTTTGGCCCCGTGCGAACTCTGGGGCGTGGGTACGTTGTCCTGAATGATGTCTCCCAGCCGGATGGCGGGAAGGGTGTACTTGTGCTGGATGCCGGACTTGATGTGGATTAGCCCCTCACGGAAGGTGTCGTTGCCCTGCGCCGTGTAAGTGAGCAGGTCTTCCAATACCTCTCCGGCATAGCCGTTCTGTAAGAAAGTTACTGTATCTGCCATTGTGTTAGTGATTTTCTGGGTTAGAATCTCGGCCGCGAACAGGGAGCATCGACTCAAAGCGGTAAACCACTTCCGGCAAATCAGTTTATGTGTATCGAGGTGGCGGGATGGTACGTCTCCCGCCGGACGGGGCTATTGCAGTTTCTTGAAGGCGAAGTCTTTGCCTACTACGGCTTCGACCTGCTCGGCCATCTTCTGACCGGCACTCTTCAGAGCGTCGGCGGCCGCTTGGGCGTTGCCGGGGTCGGTGGCGATCTGCTCGCTGATTTTCTCGCGGGCGGGAATCGAACCGATGGTGTCCTGCACCAACTGGAAGTTCGTGGCAGCCATCTCTTTCCAGCCGGTCACCGCGTCCGCCTCGATCTTGCCTTCGTCCACGGCTTTCTGCAAGAAGCTCTGGATGGCACTCGCTTTGGCGTCGGCCTCTTTCTGCTCATAGACCTGCAACCGGGCGGTTGCGCTGTCGAGGTCTTTCTGGAGGTTGCCTATGGTGGCGTCCTTGCCGGCAATCACGGTCTTGGCATCGCTCAAGGCTTTGTTCGCCTCGGCCAGCCTGGCTTCCACACCGGTCAGCTCCGAAATGCGGGAGAGCACGTCCTTGACCTCGTTCTTCTCCTGCATGCCGAGTGAGGCGACCACCGCGCTGTATTCCGGGGATAATGTTTTCTCTTCGTTCATGGATCTGTGATTAAGTTTCGTATTAAGAATAGTGGTTTTCTCGTCCGACGGGTGATTTTCCTCTTCGGGTGGTGTGATGCGGTTCATGACCGCCTGTATGGCCGCCGCGTCCGTGATACCCGACAGGTCGGCCCGCACTTTGTCCCGGAGCTGCTTGCTGGTCCTCAGCACATGGCTTTCGGGGATGATACCCGCCTTTACGGCTGCCGCAGCATCGAAGAATGTCCCGTCCTGCCCGGCAGCCCCGTCCATGATGGCCCGGACCTTTTCACGGCTCAACCCGAACCGCTTGCGGTAGATGGTCTCGATCTGCGCCGTGAAGGCTTTGACCAGATCGGATTGCTCCCCGTCGTCCTCGTCAGGCAGGAACGGGTTGTGAATCATCAGTATCCCGTAATCCCGCATGAACGACTTGTCCCCGGCGGCCCAGATGACGGAGCCCATCGAGGCGGCCATGCCTTCAATGACGCATTCGGTAGGCACCGAGGCGTTCTGGATGGCGGCATAGACCGTCATGCCGTGCAGGACCGAACCGCCCTCCGAGTTGATGAGCACCCGGATAAGGGAGGGACGCACGATGTTCTCCAAAAAGTCGAACGCCTCGCTGAAACGTCCGGCACTCTCTTCCGTGATGCGGCCGAAAAAGCGGATAGAAGCCGGACGCCCTGCGCCCGACTGACAGACAATATGTTCAAAAGTTTCCGTGTTCATCTTTTCCTTTGGGTAAGAATAGCTTCGCTTGCGTGAAATGGTTTATAATCCGCTTTCGGGGCCATTCGGGACATCCTCGGCAGGCTTTTCCTCTTCGGGTTCTTTTTCATCCTCCTCCGGCAGGTCCGGCACATCGACCGACGGCTCGAATCCCGTAACCTGTTCGTAAACCGGTTCGGCATGGTGCCCGTGTCCTGCCGTGTCGTGCTGCGGCGCATCGGCATGTTGCGTGAAGGGCGGCATGACCAGATAGCGTTCGACCCAGTTCCGGTATTTCCAGGCGGAGGATTCCCGGAACCAGACCTCGTAATCCACCCAGTACGCCTGCAACATGTTGGTCGTCATAGGCATGTCGAAGTAAAGGAGATTGCAGCGCTCCGTGAGTGCCGGTTCATGGCTTTTGGCATCCTGAATGGCGACGTTCAACCGCTGGAAAACGATGAACGGGTCGCATTCCCGCTCCGGGTCGGTATGGTTGAGCGTATTGAGGATGAAGCGGATGCGCATGGTGGCGCGGCCCTCGCCGATACGTTGCTGCTGCACGAGGTAACGCACGTTCACGAAGCGGATGAAGATGGCCGGAAAGGCGATTTCCATTTCCAGATTCTCGCTACGCACGATGCGGGAGAACTGCCCCGTGTCGATCATGATGGTCTTGAAAAACGGCGGACTTTGCGGCTCTTCCGGATGCTCCCGCAGCGTGAGGATGGCACGGCGGACCGCCTGATACATGTTCACGAACGGATTCTCCGACACCTGCTCGGGCACGGCTACCGCAGGTTGTTCCGCTTTCGGGGCGGAACCGTTTACGGGTGGATTATATGGCTTCTTGTCTCTGATCATGGGTTCGGAAAGGGAAATCCCCGGAACAGGATGGGGATAAACAGTTGGTTGACGGTATGGTTCAGTTTCGGGCTGATGCCGATAAACTGCCGGTGTTCAGGCCGACGGCTGCTATATTGGTTGACCGTGTAGAGCCCTAACGCCGGATCGGTATTATGGACGGCGGCGTAGCTCTTGGAAGCACCGCGTTTTCCCGGCTGGTTGAAATTGCTCGCCTTGGTCCGGATGGCATAACGGGCTCCACGTCGGAAAATCTTCTTCCGCTCACCGTAGCCGCGCTGGGTGATATTGGTATGGTCCATACGGTCGGCTTCCCCGGTGATGGAGCGCGACAAGGTTCCGGTGTCGTTCATCACGGGATGGGTGAAGCGTCGGCCCCAGCGGGATTTGCGTTCCGGCCACGGCTTGCCGCTGCCGTAAAAGCCGCCTTCGGCGAAGCTGGTACGGAACCGACTTATGGAGTATTCGCCGGCCATTGTCACGAAGTCGTGGGTATTGAACTCCATCTTGTTAGGCAAATACCGGCCGTTGCCTTTGGGCGCCCACTGCTCGCAGAATTGTTCGAGGGTGATTCTCATGGCTTACGGGTTGGTGTCGGTTGGTTTTACGCCACGGGGATGACCGTAGCGTTTGTAGTATTCCTCGTCCGACATGATGCCCCGGTCGGACGAGCTTCCGCCGACTGCCACACCGCCTCCGCCACCCATGCCGGGTATCACATTGAGCTGCTTGCCCACGACGATACCGAACTCTTTCTCGATTTCATCCGCCGCCACCTCGTACTTGTCCGTGATGAGCGAGTAGAGCTTGATGCGATCCTCGTTGTTCATGTCAATGCGGTTGGAATACTTGAATTCCAGTCCGGCGGGGATATAGCCCATTGCCACGAGCCGGGGGATGATCTGCTCGTTCATCACGTTCTCGATATAGCGGCGGTACACCTCGATGCGGTCGCGGAAGATGTCCTGATGCGCCTTGGTGGAACCGACATACGACTGCATGCCTCCGGCCATCGATTCGGAACCGAGGATAAGGTTCGAGACCTCCTTGTTGGCGAACTGGATCAGTCCGGTATATATCTTCTCGCTGTTGGACATGGTGAAGGTCTTGATGTCCACCTCGTCTTCCAGTCCTGTTACGATAACTTTGTTCTGGGCGGCATTGGAGATGTCCTGCGCCAGACGCTTGCGATCCATGTTGTTTTCGCTGACGGTCTTTCCGTGGATGATGGGCTGGCCGTAGGTATGGCTGAAATTGACGTAGTTGGCGACCGTGAACTTTTTGGCGAGAATCAGCGGCGTCGTGGCCGAGAAAAGCCCCAGGTCTCCCGTCTTGATGAGCACATAACGTTTCCGGTAGGCGACCGAGCGGATGTCCCAGTGCGGCAGCCACAAACCCTGCCGCTTGACGACGATGCCCTGTTCGGGCAGGACGTTGCGGCGTTCGATGCTGTTCACCTCTTTCAGCCGCCCCGTGTCAGGGTCGATAGCAGGCATGATTTCCAGTAGCGTATAGCCGTAGAGCTTGGCCTCGATGATGCCTCGGATGATTTTGTCGAACTGCGAGCCCTGTATCTTCTGGCTCTCCTTCACATCCTTGACGTATTTGCCCTTGTCGTTCAGGCGGGCGAGCATATAGCGGTCGCCAAGTATCTGGCTTTCGAGCGTCTCGATGACCGCACGGATGTGCGCATCCTGTTGCAGGCACGCATCGTACAGGTCGATCAGACGCGCCCGGTCGTCGAGGATGGTTCCCAGCAGCATGTTCGAGCGCACCGAACGGTAGCGGTTGTGCCGTTCGATTTCCCGCACGTATTCCTGAATCGTTTTTTTCGACGTATGGAATATGCTTTCGAGCAATTCGCGGTTGAATGTTCCTTCTTCCTGCATTTTTTTCGGGTTTCAAAAAGAATAGTTCGAACCCGAAAAAATGGGTTATCCGACCTCCTCGGACCATACGAACAAATCGGCTCCAATATGTTCGGTTTACCATACAAAATAGGAGGACGGTTACTTATAGATTTTTGACCCGTTTTTGCGTCTGAAATGCGATTGTAAATACCTATAAATGAATTATTAACGATAAAATTTATCGGCAAATTTATAGTCAAAATCGAGCCGAAAAGTATATATTTGCCTGCAAAATTCAATATTTTGAGAAAATGAGAACAATAGAAAATCATCAAGGGTTCAGACTTCGGTTCGGCGAGTTTCCGGATTTGCTGTTCGTCGCCACTGATACCCGGACTTATTTTGACATGACACACTTCCTGCAATCCATGAAGCTGGACCCGGAAGAAAAGATCGCTGAATTTACCGCAGGATTCGCCTTGTGGATAGACCATCTGGGCAAGATGTACGGCATACCGCCGGACGAACGCTTTGCCGTCGATGCCGCCACGGGGCACTCACTGGCGGAAGAGTCTTTCGCCCTGCCGTTCCTCTGCTGTGCCGACCCGGTGTTCGGCGTGTACCTGCTGGACAGCATGTCGCAGATGCTGCTGACTGGAATCGTGTGTTCCGACTCCTACATCCTCATGCAGGCGCAGCAGCGGTTTACCCATGAAGAACTGGTTTCCTCCCCAAACACCGATGAGCTATGAAAACGAAAGGGCCATTTTTACCGTCGAAGCAGTTGCTGGTCTTCAACGGAGCGTATGTACTTATCGCCGTGGTGCGCTCGCTGCACAGCGCGGCGGATTTTTCAGGCATCAACCTCCAAAGCATATCGTTCTCCTGCACAGGAAAGTATGTGGCTACCGGCGGCTTCTATTTCCGGCACGCGCACCCCGATGTGCAGATCGACCTGTCGGACCTCGACAACCTGACATTGCAGGAGTACGACCGCCTTTGCGGAGTGGAACGCCGCTATTTCACGGTGCGTGAGATGGCCCATAAACGGCAGGCGTATGACCAGCGGCGCAAGGAGTTCCGTAAGTTCTGCAAACAACGTGATTTAGAAGAAAAAGAATGAAAAATAATACAAGATGAAAAGCAATGCGATACTATGTGAAGAGTACCCGGTCAGGGTGCTGTTCAACGATGACAAGACCTTGGCATGGGTAAATCTCCATGACCTCTGCAAAGTATTGGGGCGCGAGGAGATGCTGACCGACAAGGCGGCTATCCGCCAGTTGCCCTCCAGTATTCAGATTCCGTTCCGCAAGAAAGGACGCGAGATGTGGGCCATCAGCCCTTACGACGTCTATAAGCTGATCCGACCCATGCGACGTGAAAACTCCATCGCGGCAAAGAAGTGCGCCGCAGTGGAGACCTGGCTGAACGAACTTTTAGAAGACGCGGCCATACAGTCTGCCAAAGCGACGCAACCCGCACGGCAGGAAGACGTGGTGTTCAGCTATCAGGACCATCCGATCTCTTTCCGCGCGGCCAACAACAAGATGATGATAAACGCCACACAGATGGCACGCAGCTTCGGCGTGTTGCCGGCAGAGATTCTGCGCAAGGCGGATTTCGTCCGCTATCGTCAGCATCTGGTCGAGAAGGGCATCTCGGAAAGCCTCGACAGCCAGATTTTCACCACGCGCGGCCGTAACAACGGGGCGACATGGATTGACGAAGAGCTGGCGATGGAGTTCGCCCGGCAGTTGTCGCCGGAGTTCTCGCAGTGGTGTAACACGAAAATCAACGAACTGATGACACGGGGCTATGCCACGTTGGAACCCCGACCCGAAAGCGGTACGAGCACTACCGAGAATCTGCCCGTGCCGCAAAGCCTCGACGAGGCGCAGCAGTTAATTGTCGCCCAACGCCACGAAATACACTTGCAACAGGAACGTATCGACGCCGATTCCTACAAGGTGGAGTTTTATGACAACCTGATAGAGGGACGGGATTACTATTCGACGACATGGCTCGCGCAGGAGCTCAACACGACACCCCGGCAGTTGCACCAGTTCCTTGCCGAGAAAGGCATCTGCAAGTTCTCGAAAAACCAGTGGGTGGCTTTCTTGCCGTACCGAAGCTGGCAGATTGATATGCCGTATTACTGGAACAACCTGCGCACCGGCAAGTGCTACGCGGCAGGGACACGGAAGCGGTGGAGCAAGATCGGCCGTGACCAGATTCTCGAACTCTGGAACAGGGAGCCGCCTAAACGTCCCGAGCTGCCGTCCGGACGCCGCAGGGTGGAGAATCCGTACAGTCATCTGACGGAAGGCGTGGATTACTTCACGCCCACGCAACTCGCCCGCGCAATCGGCATTTCGGCCAGCCGCATGAGTAAGTTTCTGGAAGATAGCGGCATTTGTCAGTTCGTGAAAAGGCAATGGGCCGTCCTGCCGGAATATCGGGAGTGGCAAATCGACGTGCCGTACTACTGGACGAATCCCAAAACCCAGAAACGATGGGCGTTCGGCACCCGTAAGCGGTGGTCATTACTCGGTCGGGAAAAAATCATCGAATTGTGGAACAGAAGGAATGCCGGACAACAACCGGAAGAGACAGTATGAGCAAGGAACTGACCGAAAAGATTTCAAAAGCGACGGGACGCTATCCCGTGAGCTGCGACTGTCCCCGTTGTCGGAGACAATGCCTGACACCCTGTCTGGGCACGCCGGAGGACATCTGGCGACTAATAGAGGCCGGATACGAGGAAAGACTGCGGATTACATTCTGGGCTGTCGGTATGCTGGTCGGAGCCATCCCGTTCCCGATACTGATGGTACAGGCTCTCCAGACGGAGCGCGGCTGCATATTCTGGAAAAACGGGCTGTGCGAACTGCATGACCTGAAACTCAAACCGACGGAAGGACGCCTGTCGTATCATATCCTCACGGAAGAGAGTATCTGTTTTAGCAAATCACTGGGTTGGAACGTGGCAAAAGAGTGGATCGACGTGGAGAACATCCCGCTCATTACCCGAATCCTGCAACGCATGGCAAAATGAAAACCGCATGAAACACAAAGGGAAAAGCAACAGTTCATTCCGGCACCCGAAACAGGTGCTGCTGTTCGGCCACACGCGCATACTGGTCGCCGTCTTCAAGTCGATGCAGTCGTGTGCCGAAATCACCGGAACATCCGTCAAGACGGTCAGCCGGGCCTGCAAAGGCGAATATGCGCAGGCGGCGGGATTCTATTTCCGACGGCTACACCCGGACGTGGAGATTGAAATGGCAGACCTCGATACGCTCCCTCTGGAGGAGTATGACCGGCTTTGCGGCGAGGTGCGCCGCTATCTGCCCAAAGAAACGGTAAAGGCTTTCAGGGAGAAGTTCGAGCAAACCTACGGGCATAAAAAAAGCCCTGATGGAGGCTGACCGACACCTATTTCCGGTTCTATAAATACAGAAAAGTAAGATGCAGTAATATATTATATATACTATACTATACTACTATCTTACTTTTCTTTTTTTATCTACTAAAAGAAAAACATAGCGAACCCCTTTAGGGGTGAGCATTAAAGGGTATAAATAAACACTGGAGCGTAGCGGAAGTGCTTTATTTATACCCTCTACCTTGCTTCTTCTTTAGAAGAAGATAGAGAATACCGATACAAAAATTTCAAAGCGGGATTTACTTCTCCAGCAACAAGGTGACGGATAGCGGATGATTAGAAAATGACTATCCCTTTAACGGATGGCGGGACAGTTGTTCCTTCCGTTTCTCCTGTAACCGTAAGGCAAGTTCTTTTATGCTCTCTTCATCGGTGGAATAGTTACCGGCTTTGGCTCGCTTTATATCCCTTCGTCGTCCTTTATCCGTTGTCTTGCAGACCTTCCAGAACTCTTTCAGGTAGTAATACACGGTCTCTTCAGAACGGGGAACCGCATCGACACCCAGGTCGTTCAAAAGATATCTCCGGAGTTCCTCCATCGGTTCCCGATACCGGGAATAGTTCCCGTTATTGAAATACTTCGCACCTTTGGTCTTGCCTTGCTCGATAGTCCTGCATACCTCCCAGAACTCGTCCAGGTAGTAGTAGCCTTTTCCTGCCGGAGCCAGATAATTGACCGGCTCGATCCGTTTGTAAAACCCGTTCCAAAGGACACCGGCCTTTTCCAGCTCTTTCGCCAGTTCCTCACGCTGTCCCACGTTGATAGGCTCCAACTGGTAATCTTCTGCCGGTCCGACAACCTCCCGCAGCGAATAACGCACCGGACCGTCTTCCGGTTTCATACAGTACATGACAATCCGTCCCTCGGCATCGATTTCCCGAAACACACCGTAACCGATTTTCCGACCCAATACGCTGATTTGGTACTGGACATTCTCTTTGGGTATTTCGCGCGGTCTGAGTCTGTTGCGCCACCGGTTCCAGAGCAGCCCTTCCCTGTAAAGAGCCCGTTGCAGGCGGAGAACCGTCTCCTTGTCGGCGATTTCCAACGAGGTGTAGTCGAAACATCCGGAAGCAGCGTTCAGTTCATCACCTCGGATCGAGACGTACAGGCACACGGATTGATTTACGCCCACTGTTTCGACAATCCCTGAAATCCCTTGCCCCACAAGGTTCACGACATCACCGCGTCGGGGCGTATCCGTCTCGAACCATTGTCGGAACTCTTCGTATGTTACAGGCAACCGTTTGTCGGATGTCGCGTCGATAGAGACGACAAAGCGTCGCTTGGCACAAAACTGCGCTATGGCCAGTTCATGCGTCTCATTCTTCGGTCTGTAACATCGGAAGAAATCATGGATTGCCGACTTGCTTTTACTCATCCGGTATTTGCATCTATAAATTATATACAGGTTTACTTTAGGCAAAGATAGAGATTGTCGGGGAAATGCGGGCTTAAATTATCAATTTTCTTTTTAGGGGAACCTAATAAAAGTTTCGACAAAAAATTCGATAATTCATTAGCGCACAAATTCCTATGCAAGACTGTATATGCGACTGTCTGCTTTAATGCCCCATTTTGGAATGTTTTAGTAAACAAGATTCTCCGCATAACCGTGTCTGCCATAACATGAAATGACAATCGTCAAGAGGATTCGACAATGCAAAGCCGGCGGGTAAATGGATTCTTGCAAAGTCTGTCTATGACCGGACGGCTTCTCCCACTACAAATCCTGTTCTGTTTTGAACAAATAATCCCCCGAAACCGTGCCAAACTTTGAACAAAAAAGTCAGAGCTAAAAACGGGACTTGAAAATCAGGCCGTAGGGCGCGTATCGAATCCGCACCGGGGGCAGTACCCACCTCGTTCTTTTCAAAAATTATTAGTGTGCTGTTATTCAGCGTTTTATTACTTTCACTTTGTAGAAAAGTGAAACTAAAAGCCTATAAATAGACCTTTGTTTCTTTCGGATTGAAAGCAAAAAAAATTTCTCCCTTGTTTTTAGTCTGTTTTCAACTCGCAAATAATTGACTATCAATATATATAGTTTTTCTTTCGGTCTGTTTTTGAGCGTTGAACCCTATATTTTTTTTTGAAAAATTTTTTCTTTTCTGTAATAGATTGATTTTCAATCGAATAAAAATATCCCTCGCGCGCGCGGGCGTCCACTCTCATTTTAGAGCCGTTTTTTCAGTCGGACGAAAAAAATTATTTGGAGGATTGAAAAATTTGTTTTAGAGTTGAATTGAACCCGAAAGGGAAACAGCCCCGACAAACAGACGGGGAAAACAGAAACAAAAAATATACAGACTTTCAAAAGCGACACAACCGCAACAAGTCTGTAAATAGTAAAAACAAAAAAAGTCAGTAAGTAAGAAACAGACAGCAAAAACCGCAACAGCGAGAAAACAAAAGCCTTTTTTGTGGGAAACCTATTTTTGAGGCTTGGAAAATCAAAAATTCGTCCGTGCGTTTTGGAACGCTTAAATAGGGTGTCAAACAACCACACCGAGCGGAACGGCAAACCAATGCCGCAAGTCGGAACGGTCGAAATACGTGTATTTTGTCCGCATACGCAAAACCCGTGATTTTGGGAGGGCGAGAGTCGTATGGAAAAAGGGAGGCGATAAAATAATGCCATAAGTCTGCCCTTGCGCAGCCGGAGATAAAAATCGCTATGCGGTAAAAGCAATCCGCACGGAGCTTGAGAAAAGAGCATTGCCAATGTCATGCCCATAATCACCAGCCGCCAACCGCCCTAATGTTAGCTGCCCCGTTGGAAAAGACGGGGGACGTGCCAAAGAAGCACCCGTCGAAATTGGAGTATGTCGGGCTTGCCATGACAGCGGAAAACCGCCTTTGCGTGTGAACAATGCAAATATAGGGCTTTTTTCCGAAATAGCGAGTATAGGGCGCGTTTTAGTGAGGTGCAAATTGAGATGAAATCTGCACGCTATCGGGTGAAAGGTAGCGTGCGATTTTCGGGCACGCACAGGTCGTGCCGTTTTGCCATCCGCAGAACGTGCGGTTCGATTCCGCAGTGCCCTCAATATGCACTATCGCATAGAAACCAACTAAATTTTATCATTATGGCAATCAGTAAGTTAAATGCAGAACAGTTTGCAAACATGGCAGTTAATGCCGCAGGTGTGATTTTCGAGTATGCCGGCAAAGACGGCAAAAACACGGCTATGCACTTTTTCGGTTCCGATTACGAAGCGACAGTGAAAACGCAGGACGAAATGTTCCGTGTACTGCGCAACGTGGTAACGACATTCTGGGAAGTGAAGACCAAAGAATCGCTGCTCCGTGAATCGAATGACGGTATCCGCTCGAAACTCCGTGCAGGAACTCCGCACCGGCTCATCATTCGCACCTCCGCAGGCATTACGGTCAAAGTCTTCGACCTCGATGCAAGTGTCTGGGCACGAATCGGGTTAATGCCGACCAAAAAGGACTTGGAACGCTCCGCCCGCGACCGCAAGAAGTACATCCACAATGCCACCAAAGCACTCATGGAGGCACTGAATTTCCGTGTGGAACTGCCCAAAGACATCGCCCAGCCCGAAGAGGTGCAGACCGAACAGCCTGCCGAACAAGTTACCGCCGAAAGTGCGATACCCGTAGCCGTTGCCGAAACGGTGGCGGAACAGCCTGCCCGCAGGCGTGGCAGAAAGCCGAGAAGCGGAGCGGAAACCGTAGCGATTGCAGCGTAACGGCATAACGAACCCTATACAATCGAAGCTGGACAGCGTGCAGGAAATGTGCGCTGTCCTTTTTGTTTCATGCCATGTATAAACTCATCGCTTTCAACGAAGTGGCAGAAAATTTTTCTGCCCACTTTGCGCTCGGCATCTCCCCGTACTTCGACCGCTGCAAAAGCCATGAAACGGGGATGCTGCACTTCATCACGCACAAATTTGTGCGGTACTTATGCCAGAATTGCGGGTATGAACGCACCGAATCGTTAGAGAATTTCGTGTGCCGGAGATACAGCCCGCAGGCTTGGAAATTCCTCAAAAAACTAATGTAACAAACCTGAGTGTATGATTGAAATATTCAGCGAAGACCGCACTCGCAATTACGGGCGTTATGCCCATTTCAAGGCGGCCAAAGACACGCTCGACAAGCTGCGGGCAAAAGGCGAAATTGCCGACGAACCGCCCGCCGTACTGGTCATGTGCTACAAAGGCACGGAGTTGCAACGCATCTATACGGCAACGTTCAACAGCCGTTGGCGTGTGCCTAAAGAGGCAAAAACACCCGATGCCGGAGAAAAATTGCGGGCAAAAGGTGTGCCGCAAAAACAATCTAAAAAGCCTCGGCGCATCCGTGCGAAAGAAGCGCAAAGGCGTGCCGACAAGTGTTTCCATGCCGGTCAGCCCGATTGGCTCGTAAAGCCGCTGCCGATATTCATGTGAGTTCGGCAATCCAATCATGCACTAAAATCGAATGACAATGATAGAATTATATAATAATGCCGGAACCGAGAGTTACGGCAGTTTCGACAAATTGAAAAGTGCCGGAGGTGTGCTTGCAACTCTGGCTTCAAGAGGTGTGAAAAGCGTTACAGTAAGCAGTTTTCGCGGGCGAAGGCTCGTGCGGGTATATCGTGTGCTCACGGGCGAGAGTTGCCGTATCATCAAAATGCCGACACTGCCACCGACGCCGACACCGGCGGCATAGCATAGTGTGAAATATATCGGTGCAGGCACGGGCGGAAAACTCGTGCCTTTTTTATGCCCGATTGTAGTCGAACCGTAATAATCAATGCCATGAAAAAGATAATAGCCTTTGCCCGCAAACGGCAGGATGCCATTCTGAACACGGTATTTGTCGCAGGCTTGCTCTTGCTTGTCTGGGTCGGAATCCGTGTGCTGACGGCTCCGTGTGCTCCTTGTTTCGGATTCTGAAACTGGTAATAGCATGAAACGGATACGTGCAGTTTGAACGTATGCCGACAAAAAAATATGCCCGAATAGTAACAGGGAGAGTGTGTTCCATTCAACATTGCACTTGCCGCATCAATCGGTGAGTGCAGTTTTTTTACCCATTTCTAAAGCCTAAATATATGTTATTCTATAAATTCCGCAATTTCGAGGAGTTCAATGAACTTTTCGGAATACAGCATCACGGCAATGGGGAGAAAAGCCGTAAAAATAAAATTCTGCTCTCCTATATCAAAGACCGCAAATTGCTCCATGACGCCACCACGTCCGGCGACTTCCATCTGCTCCATATTTCGAGCATGGCAGAGTTGAAGCAAACCATGATTGCCGAAATCCTGCGTTCCGGCATCCGTGACGATAATCTGCCGTACAAGGTCGAGATTCTGAAAAACATCTATCGGAGTGCCAATTACTACACGGATGACTACAAAGGTGTCTGCGAGGACGGAGACTATCGTGCCATCCGCTATGTCAATGCCGAAAACGGGCGTGTGTTCAAGATGAAAATCGGCAAACTCTACCGCAAGCTCATTCTCGAAACGGCATTTGGCAGGACATTGCCGGAGCAGGTAATAACATATCTGTGCGAGGAAATCGCTCAGGAGTGGCAGACATTCACAATGGGATGCCTGCCGCAAAACCGCCTGCATGTTAATTCTGACTTCCAAAGGATATATGATTCGGATGAATGTGTCGGCGACTTTCATAGTTGCATGGTCGATAAAGGATTTCATACATTCTATGAAAACGCCGTGAATGCCAATGCCGCCTATCTTGAAAACGAGGACGGAAAAATCATTGCTCGTTGTATCATCTATAACGAAGTCCGTGACCAGCATGATAAAGTTTGGCGTCTGGCCGAACGTCAATATTCTACGGATTGCAACGATATTCTCAAACGGGCATTGGTCGATGCCCTTATTCGGGATGGCCACATCGACGGGTACAAAAAAATCGGTGCCGGCTGTGGAGATTCACAGGCTTTTGTGGACAATGACGGCAATTCGCTCAGTCATCTTAAACTTTCCATTGCCTGCGATTTGGACTATGGAGATACGCTCTCGTATCAGGATAGCTTCAAAAACTATGATGAGTACGAAAGAATTGCCACCAACTTCGGTGAGGGCGACATTGAACTGGATACCACGAATGGGGAAATCGAGGACGAAGATGAAAGGGAATATGACAATTACCATGACCGTTGTTGCAACGAGGTAAGAACCGTCTATTGGCATGGACGTGAATATACTTGCGATGTGGAAGATTTGGAAGACTTCCGATTTGTGGAAAGCGACGGCGAATATCATCACGAGGATGATGTGTACTGTTGTGAATATTGTGGAGATTACGAGCTGGCGGACAACTGCTATTATTCGGAGCTTACCGAAGAATCCTACTGCTGTGAGGACTGCATGAGTAATGCAGAGCAGAAATACAAAGAGAGTAATTGGTACTATTCCGATTACGACGGGGAGTATTACGAGGATGACGACGATGTTGTCAAATATATGTGCTGGCAGTCTGTCCTAAATCGCTATGAGCAGCGCACAATCAGCACCGAATCACTCGAAGAACTGGTGGGTGACGGCGATTGTCATGTTTTTGAAGGTACGGCCTACGATGAAATCGATGAAAATACAGGGTTGCCTTACGGTATGCGCCTCGTTGCGGCGACAATGCCCGAAGCAGCTTAATCAATTATCTATAATTCAACAAGAAAATGAAATTACTGAAACGACTTTACGAAATACATTCCCCAAGCAGGAACGAGAACCGGATACGGACATTCATCAAGCAGCATGTATCTAAAAACATTCCCGATGCAGTCATTGAACAAGACACCATCGGGAATTTATATATTACCCGAGGCGACACAGAAAACTATCCTTGCATTGTGGCCCATCTCGACCAGGTGCAGAAGATACACAGCAGGGATTTCCGTGCGATTGAAACACGTGACATCATATTCGGATACTCGCCCTCGAAACGTCAGTGGGAAGGATTAGGTGCCGACGACAAGAACGGGATTTGGATTGCCCTGCAATGCCTTGCGAGATATGACGTCATAAAAATCGCATTTTTCGTGGGCGAAGAGATCGGATGCGTGGGGAGCAACGCGGCGAACATGACATTCTTCGAGAATTGCCGTTTTGTTATACAACCCGACCGTCGTGGGTATAACGATATTATCACGCAAATATCCTGGGAACAGATTTGCAGCGAGGAGTTCTTGCTCGACGTACAGCCAGAACAGTTCGGTTACCGTCCACAAGCAGGGATGATGACGGATGTGGAAGCCCTGCGGGGAAACGGCCTTTCGGTCAGTTGCATCAACCTCAGTTGCGGATACTATGAACCTCATACGGACAATGAGTTTACAGTCAAGGAAGATTTGATGAATTGCCTGTATTTCGTGCGGCACATCATTGAAACCTGCACGAAGGTATATACCTATGAATCAACTGAGGGTTATCATGGGCACAGTCCTTATGGGGATTTCGATGACTACAACGGAACGGAAGATATGATGTTCGACATCATGATGGCCAATCCCGATTATACGCCGGAAGACGCTTGGGAGGTCTATTGCATGAACTTCCCGGAATTGACTGAAACCGAATTTCTGGAAATGTATGAGGAGCGTATGTTGGCTTATGGTATTGAAATGCCCGAAGCATCAGCATTCTCCGAACGAAAAAGTTCCGACAAATCTTCCGTGAAAAAGAAAAGTAAGCGGGGAAAACGCAAGATCGGGTTCTTTACAAAATCCGAAAAAAGAACATGCGACTAAAAACCGGGCATCAGAAACGGGGCTAATCTTATATGGATACCGCTTTATGCCGAGATCATTCACGGAATAAAATAAAACATCATGAAAGAGATAAAAATACGATTCCACCATGACGACAAGGGGTACTGTCGGGAATATTGGGAAATCTTCTCCGACGACAGTAGCAAACCGATCCGCTTCTTGATACGGGACACATCCGGTCCGGGGGAACATGGTATATTGCCAGTGAGGAGTTTTACGAACCGGGGAGCAGCCTTGACGAAGATATTACACTCATTGTGTGCAATCATGCGTGGAAAGAACACAAGCGTATCGACAATGACCGCAATCGGTTCCCCGTCGAATTTCCGACAGTGGAAACCGCTTGCCGTGAAGCATGGCGCAAGTTTTCCGGTAAACCGGATCGTTGCCTCGATACTCCTGACTTTTGGAGTTGGATTGGCCAATATGCCCCAAAGGACTTGCCGGTATGGGAACGGCATAATTGGCAGAATAATTCCCGTGAAATTGTGAAGCGGGAAACCCTTGCAAGTTTCGATTTCTGCGGGGACACGCTATCTATAATTCGTGTTACGGAACGCCACACCGAATGCAACCTTACGTGGTATAAATACTTCGCAGGCAGCACGGCCGAAGATAAGTACGACAATATTGCATTGTTCTATGGCTATGAGGTAGAAGTAGCTCATAAAATTCACGAAATACAAGGCACTATAATCAGCCGCGCCCTGCTCGAAGAGTACGGGTATAACGGTAATCTGCCTACCGATGAGCAAATTCAGGCAATAGCCGACGAATTGCTTGAATACTGGACCGTAAGCGGAGGTTTTAAGGATGCGCTTGGTAGCACTATGTCGAATATGTTCGGGATCGAAGCCAACGAATAAGTCTATGGAGTTTCAGAAACTTACTACTCACCAGCGAGGAGTCGTTCTTCGCGGAATATGTGGCGGTGCTGCGCTGAAAGGTAAATCACCGCTTATCTCTGAAAACAATACTGTCATAACTTGTGCTGATGCACTAAATGTTTGGGACATCTGCTGTATCAGTTCCGATGCCGAGGCTTTCGGTCTAAAAGCGAAATTCGGTTATGACGGTCAAACCATAATAACTTTTACACAAAAGAAATAAATGGCAGATAAGATATTACAAATGTTTTTCGACATCGAGCGATGGACGAAAGCAATCGAGAAAGGTGTGGGCAAAGACATCCGGAAAGACCAGCTCATCCGGCTGACCGATGAACACACCCGGCTGGCAATGGCAGAAGCCATGATGCTGGGAAAGTATGAAATCTCTCCGCCCCATACAGCTCAAATACCCAAAGACAACGGTGAGTTCCGCACGGTGTATGTAAACGAGCCGATGGACCGTGTGATACTTAGTATCGCCAACGACCTCCTGTTCGACCTAATGCCTGAAATGCTCCACGAAACCTGCAAGTCCTACCAGACAGGAATAGGCTGCGGCCGAGTGGTTACCGAAGTCAGCCATCAGATCGTAAACGCCGCAAAGAACGGAGTTCTGGGCTGGAAATCCGACCTCTCCAAATATTTCGACAGCGTACCGATTCAATTCGTCGATGAGGCATTCGATAAGGTTGAGGCCCAACACGGTCATTCCGTTTTAATCGACGTGCTACGGAAATACTATCATTCGGACCTGTATTTCGATGAGGAAAACAGGCTCCGAAGTCAATACCAGTCCCTCAAACAAGGCTGCGCCGTAGCGAGCTGGCTGGCCGATGTACTCCTGTATGGCCTCGATGAAGAATTGTCGGAACTGAACGGCTACTATGTCCGCTATTCGGATGACATGCTCTTTGTCGGTGCCGACTATGAAAAAGCAATGGAACTGCTCCAACAGCGACTTGCCGAGAAGTCCATGAAACTCAATCCGAAAAAGGTGGAGTACCTGACAGCGGACAACTGGTTCAAATTTCTCGGGTACAGCATCAAAGGCAAGATGATTTCGCTCTCGTCCAGCCGTATCAAAACCTTCCAGAAAGAGATTGAACAACGAACGATTCGTTATCGGGACACGACGCTGACGAAAGCCGTCCATGCCGTGAACCGTTACCTGTACAAGGGCAACGGCGAGTTCAGTTGGGCGACACAGATTCTTCCCGTATGCAACGTGCGGAAAGACCTTGACGAACTGAATATGTTTGTCATGGATTGTCTGCGGGCAGTTGCAACCGGCAAACGCAAAATCGGAGGTCTGGGATATGTCAGAAACAAGTCTGACGGATGTATCGTCCGGGGACGTGGACGCAATGTGAAAGCGAACCGTTCCAAAACCGGAGGCAACATCCCCGGCTATCTGACGATTGGCTGCATGAGGAATGCACTGCTGACAAGTCGGGCTGTGTACAACACGCTGGTAGCATCATTATAGGATACACCGAGCACACGGTAAATGGATGAAGAGGCAAAATTCAATGTTACAGGATGGCAGACCAGAACGCATAGATCTTCGCCGATCTAACAACCGGCGAGGATCGGTGAGTTCTGGTTCCTCCTGTAATATATCGAAGTCATAAAGAAATGTGTCGCCTGCCTGACATCCGATGGGCTGAAACACATCAGCAGAAGTTCGAGGAATGAATTTGAGATTCCCGCGTGTAACCCAGCTCTATCGAGAGTCTTGAAGGTGATCGGACCATCACCTTCAGACTCCTCAAGAGCTGGGCTCTCGCGGGCAACATCAAGCAAGTAAAGAAATGTGTCTGTCATTATGAGAACTTCCCCTTTAGCACGAAAGCGCGGTGATTCAAGGAATATGATTCAACATGCCGAGTTTCGATACAGCCCGTCCGGCGCCGTCGTATCCCTAACGTCATACGACGGCGACCATCCGGCTTCCGAAACTGGCGTACATCCAAGCAATAAAGCAATGTGCCGATATTCTGAGAATCATGAGAAGCTGAGTACACAGCTACAAAAGTCAAGGTCGGATTTTCAGTTATGCTGCTCTTGAACTTGCGGCCAGAGCTGCCCTCCATCCGAATGGATGGAGGAGAGCAAAGGCCAGCAGAACAGAGCCGCACACATCAGGAAAATAAAGGAATGTACCGTCCGAATGAGATTTTTTCAGCACGGAAAACTGCGGTTCAGGGGACAAGAATCAGCGTGCCACAATCCTAAGAACCGCAAAACTTAGCACGAAGTGAAAAGGTCAAGGTCAGGAGTTTAATGGTGCAGCTGATAACAGCAAGGACCATTGTCCCAAACCATCTGATTAGATGGTTATGGACAGGTCCGTAGCTGAATAGCTGCTCATATCGAACTGATAAAGCAATGTGCCGGCCTGATTGAGACTTACGGGCAACGCAGCCCGATTTTGCACGAGGAATCGAATTTAACATACAGTATTCTACCTGGATCCTGACCAGGCGATTACCTGGTTCTGGATCCAGGACCTACTGTATTCATCAGAACTATAAAGCCATGCGTCAGCGATTCGAGTGCATAAAATGACAAACAATTTAACCAGATAAAAATGAACGTAAAAGACATTGAAATCGGAAACTGGTATCATATCTCGGGAGATATAGATAACGGGACCAAGGACGGGAAGCCTTACACCTCCCATGACGAAGTTACACGGAGAATCAAGCGGGTAACGGACACCCACATCATTTGCGAGTGCGACAGGAAATTCCTGATTAACGACAACCTGAAGCTGAGCATTCCCGCCTTCAGGAGAACAGACATGGCCAATTCGTAGAAGCTATGGACAATATCTATCAGGAAACTGTCCGTGCCGTAGAAAACGGGGCGCGTTTCAAGGTTGATTTCCAAACGCGGAGCCTCAAAGTAAACGGCAAGTACGTCATCCGGGACGGCTCGTATGAAGGCGTGCTCGGAATACCGCATTGCAGCGATGAGGAGTTCTTCTCGAAAGTGGAAGAGCTGTACCATCGTTACAAGCACTCGATTCCGTCGGAACGCAGCGAGAGTACATCGCACCGCTATTTCATGGCATTGCCTGAACGAGAACTAAGTGATGATGACATGCTCTATGGGGAGCGGCGCGACAAATCACAAATCGAACTGGAACTGTTCATCCTCTGCCAACTGATCGGCGGCTTCAAATGGAATCCCGAGAAGTTCGGCCGGTGGTTCTGGCAGAGCAAAGAAGACAAGGAACTGGTAATACTCAGACAATGGGTAGAGCCGAATAATAATCAATCAACTATTTAATCATGAGGAAAAAACAAGAGACGAATGTTACGTGCCCGACATGCGGGACGGAACTTGCCATCGCAGGCAAAAAAGTTACCATCGCAGAAAACCCTGCGGCATCAATCAAACAGGCACAACTGCCCAAAACGGCACACGAACGCATCGAGGCACTCCGCAGTGTCGGCGTGGACGTGAGTTGCCTGTTCGCCATGCAGGGAGCCAACGGCGGCGATTATGTCGCCTCGAACAAGAACGGCAAGCTGTCAATTCTGGATGACAACGACCCGATTTTCGATTACATCCTCGAAAGGGGAACCGTTCCCAACCGCCGTCTGTTCCGCCGCTTCGTCATGGCGCAGATGTTCCACATGCTCTCCTACAAGGACTACGGTGCTTGGAATCCGGTCGGCGTGACCGAGATGATCCATCGTCTGGGCTATGAGTACCAGTGGAAAATGCTGCTCGACGAACTGCGGGCACAAATGAAGATGGAGCGCAACGACCCCGAGAACTTCGCGGACAGGAACCGCTGGTTCAACGTCAAGGTCGCTACGGCTATGGCGGAAGATTACATCGAACAACTGAAAGCGCATGTCGAGGGCCTGCCGGTCAAGAAATGCAAGGGCATTCCTTACAAGCGTCTCGGCAGCCACGACATCTTCGTGCAGGACCTGAACTCCAAACTCTACAGCCCGCTGCGTCTTGCAGCCTACCATATCGGAGCGGCTAAAAATGCCACCCAGCTCTACAATGCCGTGAAGAAGTTCAACGACAAGCGGTTCAAGATGAAGCACGCCACGCCCCAAAGCAAGGCGTGGATAGATGCCTACAAGGGCGCCGGCGCATTCTACACGATGCAAAACCTCATCCGCTTTCACAACTGTACGGCCATCGACGACAGCGGGCGACGGCTGGACAAATACCAGTCGCTCGCATTCCTCTCGGCCAAAGCCGAAGAGTATAAGAACGGCAATGGCTGGCGCCTGCTTGCCGCACTGAAAAAGATGCTCGACGACAACGGCATCGACATCAAAAAGAAGATGGCCCAGTGGCGTAGGAAGTAAGCCGTCATCGCCTGGCAGGCTTGATGTGATGGACCGAAAACTTTCAGTTCGTCTTCCTTGACAGGATCCTGAGGTGCTGGCTACACGCCGTGCCTCAGGATCCTTCCGGAAGACCATACATCGAACGGATAAAGCCATGCCCCACATCGGTAGTCGCATCTCTTTAACGATATACTGAGCAACATTAAAAACATGCACATAGCAGAACAATACCTGAGAAATCCGGACAACCCACATTATCTGTATGTCCGGTATAAAAATAAACGCCGCCGTTTGTTTGTCAATGACAAGCAAGGCGACATCGGAATCATCGCCTTCGGTAAACGAAAAAGAGGTCACATTTTCAGTGACTGGGACGGAATCGAAAAGATTTTCAAACCGGCTCCACCTAAAGAGCCAACAGAAATCAACCGCCGCCTGATTCGCAAATTTCAACGGGAAGCGGCCAAGGCAGGTTTTACAAACCCCTTTATCCGCAGTATCCAGAATGCCGATTACAACAAAAGCCTTTATAAAAACGGAATTACCACCGGAACACGTATCGACGGGCAAATCATCACTCTTGATGCCGTGCGGAAATGGTGCGGTGAGGGAACTTATCGTTGTTTCTGCGAAGCCGTCAGAAACCACACGCCATATCATTCGGGACGGTTCAACTTTCGAGGTTATGACGGATCGCTTTGGGTGGAAATCTACGACAAAGACGATGGATACCACAAGAACGGAGACCTGAATGCCGGCTTCTCAAAAGAGTTCAGGAATTGCGGAAACGGATATTATTATAGTCTTATCAACGAACAAACTTTCATCGGATGTGATGTTGATTAACCATTATAAACAATAACATGACAAACGTCAATCATACAAAAACCTGTACCGACGGATTCGTATGGCTCCTGATTACTCCCGAACAAGCCCGTAAACTCTGGGAAACGGATGTATTCACACTATATCGCCTTTATGACGATGATACAGAAGCGGAAATCGAATCCGAGGAAGATTTGGAAGAAACCATAGAACATGGATACCAAATCGGAATCGAGGTCGAATTCATCTCCCAATTGTCCGACGCAACAAAATGATGGCTATGGAGCAGAAAACAATCCGAAAACTCAGAAAAGGAGAGCTTTTCCGCCTCTCAGACCGCGAATCCGCTCCGGTCTGGGTACGTGGAGAATATATCCGTGAAGCGAAGAAATACATCACCTACAAATACGATGATGTAAATCACGAGCGGTTAGTCTCCGGCGACAAGCGTGTCATCGTCGGTTTCATTTTTTGACCGACAATAAAAATCTATACAACATGAGCAGAAGTTTACACACCGGAAAAATCTACCGCATCGAATACATGAATTGCAACCACGGAATGTTCGGCGGTGACGGACAAGAAGCATTTTACAACATCCTGTCAATGTTCGATATCGCCAATTCGGCAGAAGACGAGTTCGATGACGATTACGAAGTTCAACGCATTGAGTTGGAACGCTTGCGAACGATCATTGGTGAGGAAAATGAAACATATCAGGCACATGCCGAGGAATTTCACGAGGAGTTGAACCGAGCACGAACAAGCAAAGAAGACTTTATAAATGTGCTCGACCTCCTGATCAAAGAAAGCGACCCGAGCAATGATTGGGTTCTCATCTCTTGGTTCTAATACATCTGAAAATATGAAACGAACAAATGAAAACATCGTCTCCAGCTTCTTCTACTACATGTGGAACCGCTGGAGCAAAGCGGAATGCGAAACCGTATTCGGAAGCATGGCCGGCCATTTCTGGGCAAAATGGTGCGGTCTGAGCAGCACCACGTTGTCGGGTGCGGCCGAACGCTTCTATGCCGAACTGGGCAACAACGCCCGAGACAAAATCGTGGAACGGGCGTGCGAACTCTATGACGGACAAAGGTTCGTTACCGAAAGGGAGGAGGAAGATGAAAGCCAAATCAATGTATGCGAATGTTGCGGTTCCCGTGACATTCAGATACGGGCATGGGTCGATGGCAACACGAATGAACACATCTCGGACATTGATGATTCCAGTGACGATTTTTGGTGCGACTCGTGTGAAGAGGCTCACTATTTCGTCTCATTGAAAGAGTACAAAGAACGAATGTACCAATGGTGGAAACACCTTGATCTGGAAGAAAACAAACGGCTGTCCGGCGATGCCGAGGACCTCGACGCATGGTGGAGTTCCTTGTCTTTCGACCAGCAGCGGGAGCTGTACAAGAAGAACTATTGGGACGAAGAGTAGGAGGAACCAAAATGATGAAAGAATTACATACTCTCGACCACTCTGTCGCCATTACCGATGACGAAGAGGAAATCGTTGAGGTTTGGACGACACCTCAAACCAACCCGAAGACTTTCCGAAAAAGGGTGAAAAGCCTGATGATTTCCGGCCTGTCGCAATCGGAGGCCGAACACATCGCCGCCACCGAACCGATGAAAATGGAACTCTTCTATGATGTGGAGCTCGGCAGCTTTGCCATTGACGCTGAAGCTGTCGGAAACACACCGTTATATCATCCCTATACGGGCAACGAAATACCCGATGAAACGACATAGTAAACACAATTTATTCACCCGAGGCGGAGATCGAAAGTTCTCCGCCTTTTTTATTCTTCAACTGTTATGAGTAAAGGATACAACGCCCCGGAAGAAGTCCGGGAACTGGAGAAACAAATCAACGACTTCACGTATCGGAACGGACTGGACGTGAAGACCGTCTTTCAGGACCTGTTGCGTTACATCGTACACGGGTTCTCGCTCCCCGACACGCCTCCGCTCTCCGATTGGAGGTATAATAAAGAACAGACCAAAGTATTCTACGACATGTTCGCCACATGGATACAAATCATGTCGCAGCAGATCGAACGGTACGGCTGGTACGATGCTTTCGGCGACCTGTTCATGGCACTGACCTCCCAAAGCGGCCAGCAACAGAAAGGCCAGTTCTTCACGCCTGCACACATTACCGACCTGATGTCGAAAATAACAATGGGCAAGCAAGAATCGGATGCCAAAATCCTATCGGTGTGCGACCCTACGGCAGGCAGTGGCCGGACGCTGTTGGCGGCCAAGGCCGACCGACCGCAAAGCTATCTGGTCGCATGGGACATCGACTACACCTGCTGCCTGATGTGCGTGTGCAACTTTCTGATAAATGGCTGTGTGGGCGAGGTGGTCTGCATTGACTCACTCCGGATGAATAACTTCCGGGGAGCATGGATAGTCAACGAAGCCTTATGCCGAACGGGACTCCCCACTGTCCGCAAACTCGATGAAAAAGAGTACAACCTCTTCAAGCAGGCCGACATTCCGCCTTACGTCTTCTTCTTCAATCAGGAAGGCTACGACAACTATTTCCGAATGCGGGAAACGTGGGCGAAAGTCATGTCCCTCTTTCAGGAATCCCCGACACCCCAAACAGGCACCTGATGCCGTATCATAAACGTAAATCCTATCTGCCTATGTCAGTCAAAGGTCAAATCACCACTGCCGAACCGCTGGAATTCAAGGATTTCATTCGCCTGCTTTCCGGCCTTCACGAGGACGGCAACTACCTCTGGGAACTCTACTGCTGCATCTCTTTCTGTACCGCCTGCCGTGTGTCAGATGTTCTTTCCATGACATGGAAAGACGTACTCGAAAGAGATGCACTCTACAAAATCGAACAGAAAACCGGCAAGACGCGCCAGATTCCGTTCAACGAAAACGTACAGCGGCGAATCACGTCGCTATATAAACAGCTCGGCTCGCCAGATAAACGGTTGCCGGTCATCTGCAACCCCAAAACGAAGAAGCCCTATACTTCACAGTACATCAACGACACCCTGAAATATCTGCGGGTAAAATATAAACTGCCAATCAAGCGGATTTCCAGCCATACCTTCCGCAAGACTTTCGGCAGGTATGTTTACGAATTGATGGGACGTACAACCGAATCCCTGATTCTGCTGTCGATGATTCTCAAGCATTCTTCGCCGCAAGTAACAATGGTCTATCTGGGAATCCGACAGGACGAAATTACCAGTGTATTCGGAAGTATCCAACTGAACTACTGACATATCATTCGCCATAATGATAACCGGAGCTGTTCTGACGTGAGTCCCGGCAGCTCCACCTTTTTTGAAAAATCAAGAGACGGGTAACGCCGGTCTCTCCCATATATCAACTAATCTTTATAAAATCTCTTCTTTATGGATAACATAAGCAATATCATGGCCGCCATTGTGGCCATTATGAAAAACAACGGTCTGACGGAACTCTCGTTGGGCGATTATGCAGAACAGGAGGATCCGACCTTCATTATTTGGTTCGATAACGACGGAACACCCTACGACGACCCAGCCATCAAAGTCATCGTGGAGAACTCCGAAATCTCGGTCGAACTGGAGGCCCGGGACTTCTCCAACAACGTAACTCTTCAGGCTTACGAGATTGACCGTCTGGAATGGTGGCAAGGTATCCATGCCAGTGTGTTGGGGATTCTCGAAACGGATGGCAAACGCCGTTGTCCGGCCTGCGGAAAACCGCTTCGTGCCCGGCAGAAATACTGTTCCGAGACCTGCTGGAAATTCGCAATGCCCCAGCCGACACCGCAAAAGGTAGCCGAACTGGCAAACAAACGCATTCAGAAACTCATCGCCCGCATTGCACAGGGCAACCGGAAACTCAAACGATCATTAACCGAAGAATACTTCATTAAACTCTGACGATTATGGACTTACGCCAGTATTACAAAGAAAACAAAGACGAAATCAATTCGTCCATCATGGAAATTGCCAGTGACCTGGCTGTTGCCCGATTAGTTGACAAACACAAACTGCCTTTCGATGCCTTTGTCGAGCCGGAGGACCCGGACGATCCGGACAGCGGAACCTGTTACAAGGAAGAGTATCAGGACGAATACAACCGGTTCTATGACGAGGAATACAACCGCCTTGCCCAACTGATGAAATTCGACATCACATCTCCCGATGGCATCGCCGGGAACGGCAACGATTCTCGGGCAACCGAAGTCAAGACGGTTTACGCCACGGTTCGCTACGACATCGAGAACCGAAAGGGCGGCGAGGTGTCCGAGGAGGATATCGACGACATCCTCGACCAGCTCCACCGAGACACGAAAACCGTGGGCGACCTCATTGTGAATACAGAAATCTGCGACCGCAATGACGAGAGTGGTTTTTAGAAAATGGAAGAACGGCGACATCATCGCACTCTTTCCGGATGATGTGAATCCACACGACGGCACCGTAACATCCTACATGCACATCGGCCAGCACAGTGCAGCGGACTACCACAATGTCATTGCATTGACCAAACCGGCAACGGAGGATGAATACCATGACCTGCTAACAGAACTGAAGCAAGTCGGATACGTGAATCTGAATATTGTAAAACGAGCAAAAATTTACCTCTATGACAACGATACCCGACAACCATTATGAAAGGCTCCGAATGGAGATAAGGGACAGTTATGACCGTTACCTTAAAGATTTCGGAATGAAACCGACTGTTGCCATCTGTCAAATCAAGTGGGAAGACGACAACAAACACGAGGTTGTCAAAATCAAATTGTCTGATGATACGAATCCCGCAGAGGAAGACGATATCTTCTTCTATTGCGGTGATTTCGCGGGACTTTGTTCTTTGGTGGCTCCAAACGGTGAAGATTTTATTGTCGTCGGACTCGAATACTTTGAATAACAACTTATCATCAAAACATCCCAAACAATGACAAAAGCAACAATCATCTTTGGTAGCGATGCCATCAGATACTATAACGAAACCGGCCAAATTCCGTCAGCCGAATGGTTGATGGACAACGGCGGTGTAGTTCAGAACATCGAATTTTCCACCAAAGCAGAGTACAATGCCTACGTGCAAGGCGTATCGGATGCCCACTTGTGGGGAGATTATCATATTCTCCCGAAAACTGCCGAAACGCCCCAACCAGAAAGTACGCTTTGGATGCGATTGGGCGCAACTGTGCATGGAGACAAAGACGATATCGAGAAAATCATTCAGGGGGATTGCGCTACCTTGAATAAACTCCTCGAAAATAAGAGCTTCGACATTGACGGCGAGACATATATCCCGGCATCTGTCATCGAAGAATATAACAAAGAAAATCAGACCGACTTCGACGAAAAGGATATTGATTTTCCGATCACTAACATATCACAATAAATATGACACCGCAAGAACAAGAACAGAAACTATCGCAAAATATCATAGATTCTCTTTGCCACATATCCGAACGTCCCGACGGGTGGTTGCCTCACATCGTATTTGTGGAAGAAGAAGGAGAAGACGGCTATCCCTGCTATGTCAGGTACAACCTGCTCGACTATCACGTGGACGGCACTTGCACGCTCCAGCGCCCGAATACAGATGTTCGGGAAACAGACCGCGAGCTCCTTGAAATCAACGTAGATTGGCTTATAACCGTCTGGAACCGGTACGTCGAATTAAGTATCGAACAGAAAACATGGAAGGACCATGCGGTTGAGGTCCTCCTGCAAAATAGCAACGCCGACGAAGGCTTGATTCGGGAATTTGTCGAGGAACACTGGCAGAATCTGCTGCTGGATAAAGACAACAGCAAGGCATTTGAGAATTGGCTACATCAGGATGAATCAAAAGAGCCACGTTACTATGCTTTCATCTGGAATTGCTGCCATCTGGACCGCAATATTTCCGATGAACAACTGCTCGAAGCCTGGCGAAACGGTCCTTTCCGCAGCACCACAGACGAAGACGACGAAACCGAATACGAAGTCGAACGCCTGACGCTCGACGAATTGGCCGAGCGCATCAACGATGAACGCTTTAACGATACCGAAGACTATGTCCGATTCATACAAATGACCGATTAACACGGAAACATCATGGAAACAGAAAGAAAAGAATATCTCCTGCGTCCTCTTATCGAGGGCGTTGTTTATGAGATCACAGACAATCTCATACATGTCAGTAATTCCAATACACTCTTCATAAACCTTGAAAAAAGGGAGCGGATTCAGCTTGCAGAAGTCGAAAAACTTTTCCGGGAATTACGAAAAATCGCAAAGAATAATCCCCGGCTCAAGCTGAAAGGAGTTACGAAATTCCTCCCGACCATACGGGAACTATATCCGGAATACTGCAAAAGTGTCTCTCTTATAGAAAAAAACTTCTCGGAAATCAGCGGACTCTTCCGGCAAATCAAAACCGATGGACTTCATAGAGGGTGTCGTGATGATGAATTGCTGAATCTGGCCAATGCAAAAAGATTCGAGATAGAACGTCAACACTACCAAAATAGCCCATATTCTCGATTTGTAAGATGTTATACGAACCTGAAATCCGCTCTGAAAATGCAGGGATGGAAAGACGAGGGAATCGTTAGCTACACCGTATTGCTGTTACCGTTCTAAATACTGATACCATGTTCATATCGAAATCATTAGCGAAGAAACTCCGTCGTTCCGCTTCGGTATTGTTGCACGACGGAACAGACGAAAACGGCATGCCGAAAGTCGCGGTTCGGCAAGTGAAATCCGCTTGGGGCAAATTCGAGCCGACCGGCCGAAAAGGAGGGGTCTGCGTCACCGCATTATCGGACGGCACCACCCAAATCTCTTACGCAGACATTTTAGGCTACCATACCGGGAAAGAAGCCAGCATTCAGCCTTTGATACTCAAAGACTACTTCTGGCGGTCAAAAATGCCGTACCATGACTGGCCGGACTTTCTCCGGAACGCGGCAGAACTGCTACTTGCTTCCCGAACAGATGCCGCCACCCGTATCACAACCTCAAAACTCACAACCACGAACTATTGGTTCTGCGACAAATGGTACGGACACCGGCTCTCCTTCGTCTGCTTGCGGGACGCGAAGAAAGCCGCACGCGAGCAAATCGGAGTAAGTGTAACCATATTCTCCCGCAAGACAGGGGACATCGTCTGTTTTACCCCGGCATCGGGTTATTGCCCGCCTTGATGTCTTGTAAAAGAATTAAATACACTCCGAATCCCGAGAAATTTCCGGAAAGTTATCATCTACTGTTCCGGGGATATTTCCGTGAATACTATATTCTTTGGCCGTGATAGTGGTCTCAGTATCGTTTTCATGGTCTTCTTTACGGAACAGAATGGGAATAGCCTCAGATTGATAGGATTCCTGCTCATTGCTAACCGCATATCTTATTTCATACGCCTCATCGAAAGGGGTTACCAAAAAGAGTCGAAGAGATGCTGAATATAAGTACAAAGGATGTCGCACCATTTCGCCAGGTAATATAGGTTTGGTTTCACCTTGCCTTATAGAGATATAATCGCCTTTAGGGTTTATGGTTATATCGGAATGATGCTGGTCTGTATGTACGATTATACGGTAAATCTCAATAGGATAAGACAAATTCTTGACCAATATCTTCATGCCCCACATCACATCATGTTTCAATGTAATTTGGATTTTGGGGTATATGGTGTTTCCCGCTTGAATACGTGCCATTTCATATTGGCGTGTAAATGTAGTCGCCATCTGGGACAGACTGTCAATCTGTTTCTGTGTTCCTCTTTGGCTTTTAATCACATAAATAAAGGTCCCTGCGGTTGCCAATGCACCAAGGGCTGTAATACAATTGATAATTATTTCAAAATTAGACATAAATAGGCTTTAATACTTAAATGCAAAGATATGAATGATTTACGATGCAGCAAAATTTCATTCAATATCATATCAATAAAACCAATCAATTATGAACAAAGATAGACGAAAACAACTTGAAGAGGTGAAAGATTCCCTCGACGAAATCATTGCATCATTGAACGACATAAAAGACGAAGAACAGGACGCCTACGACAACATGCCCGAAAGCCTCCAATCATCGGACAAAGGCACTCGTATGACCGACGCCATCGATGCAATCGACGAAGCCATCTCTTCCGTCGAGGAGGCTCAACAGCACATCGACGAAGCTGCCGCATAAAAAAATAACAGGGCGGCTTGCACCGGTTCCTTCGTCCGGAGCATTATTCTTTATTTACACGAACCATTAAAAGCAACGTTATGACAATAGAAGAACTATTAAACAGCTACTTTCAGCGCGATGCGAAAGTTTCCCAGCAGCTTGACACAATCGAACGTGCCGAGGCCGACAGGCAACCCGTGCCGAAATTGACTATTTCAGTACCTAACTATGCGGATGAAGTTATCCGGCCTGTCCTGAAAATGGTGGCCGAGGCACTTCCCGAATACGAAATCACAGTACCGTCCTCCAAACAGTGCAAACTGGTTAACGGACTGTTCCAGATACGGACGGACAAAATCTGCCTCGGCGGCCTATCGTATCCGACCAAGGACGACCACAAACTCTACTTCGCCCCGCTGTTTCATCGCAAAGCCGGCGAAAGACAGGAGGTAAAGACCTTGGAGCAATTAGTGAAATTGCTCCGTGCAGAACTCAACAAACGGGGATTGCTAATCCTTCCGAAACACCTTTAATCCAATAGTGCCATGACAGAAGAAGAGTTAAAACGACAGACCGAACGGGAAATCCGGTGGCGGATAGGCTTCCGGCTCCTTCCGTGGATGCTCCTGATACTTATCATCTGTATCGGACTGATGAAAGACTGCATCCGCTTACGAGACCCGATAGACGACAGCATCAACCGTGCGCAGGAAGTCGTCCGTCATCTCGAAGTATGCGACACCACCCGAAACGGATTCCGTGTAGTGTACGTCACCAATGACGCCGTCACGATTCAGCGGCTGAACGAAATCCGACTTCGCCAGCCGTTGAATCAGGCTTTCTGCAAGCTAAAGGATAGTGCGGCATCGTACTTCGGCGGGAGCCTACTCCAAACCGACATCTACGATTTTGCAGCATACGCCCGTCGGTTCGATGTGGATGATGACGTGCGAATGCAGAACATCTTCATTTTCGGCTCCGAGAAGCAGAAATTATACGTTGGAAAGAACCCTCGGATAGAAAATTCCGCCACATGGATCAATCCTGCCACCGAACAGGGGGTACAATACATCAATGCAGATGATATTTATTTCCGTGTGGGCAAAGGCGAAAGAGTCTATCGGTATTGGAAATGTCACGGGAACCACTCAACATCCACTACTGACGAACGTTTCAGCCATTTTTCCGAAGACGAAAGACTATGGTAACAGGCTCCGTTTTTCTCTGTAAATAGCCCGTTTATCGGTCAAAAAATAGTCGTAAATTTATTTGCTTACTCGGAAACGAAAATATAAATTTGCGATATGATTTTAATAATAATGACTGATTTACATTTTGTTAATTGACCGTAAAACCAGATTGGAATAATATGAGAACGGAGTATGATATCAGAGCGAACGCAATTAAAATTTGCGACCTCGGAAAGAACCGGCGAGATCATCGGATTCGTGTCGCGCCACTCGAAGACCAAGCAACTGCGAGGAGTACGTGAGGATTCACCTTACAAGAAGAAAATTTGTGTATTGTCTGAAGACCTGAAAGGCAAAGTCCAGCCGAACATATTGTATTCGGTCGAACTCAAAGCAATGCACTCACGCAACGGTTTTGTCGTAGTAGCGGCTACACCGCTTCTTTTCAAGGCCACGATTGACACACTGGTGATACCGGGTGAAACTTATCGGGTAACCGTCAACTTCGGAAACAAAACCGTTTACTTCGATCCGCTGGGAGGTAATTCATACTCCAGCAAGACAGTATCGGGAGTTGTCTCCCTGTTACAACGCCGCACCGACATCGAAAACTTGGAGGGCGTAATCAACAACTTCAAATCCGCTGCCGCGAGACTTCTGCGGAGAATGGCCAACGACGGATTCAGCACACCGACCATTCCCGGTTTGTAATGCGCCCGGAACGTGGAATAGCCACCGACGGGGCACATTCTATGAAAAGAGGAGTTACCCGGTACAGAGCCGTTGATTTGGTCACCGGCGAACTCCTCTTTGAACAGAATATCGGAAACCAGACTATCAATATCGGTGAATTTTTAGGCGTTGTCGAAGCCGCAAAATACATCATCGAACATCGTTTCAGTCCGGCAATCATCTACACCGATAGTCTTACCGCCCTGACGTGGTTTAACGAGAAACGAACAGCCTCACGCAAAAGAAACGCCGCACTCAAAAAAGCGGAAATCTTTCTCAAAGCGATGGCCTCCGAAATCGACAAAATCGAAGTGCTCCATTGGAACAATTCCCTATGGGGCGAGACGCCCGCTGATTTCGGCGAGAAATAACAATTCAACACCCCGCGACTTATGGCAAGACTCAAAAAAGACCTTCACAAATACGTCGAGATTCGGGAAGAAGACTACCTCCAATTAGTTGAAAACACAATGATAGTTGAGGCCATGAAACTGGCCGGAGTAGAAAAACTTCCCCTATGGAAAGCCGTCCGCCGAATCTTGGACGACAGACGTATCGAGATACACGTCAAACCCGTCAATCGACGATACGCCGACTGA